AAACAATGTCAACTATTTTCAGCTTCCAGCAACGACAGCAACTCGTCCAGTGTGGAAACGCTTCCGACGATCTTCATAACTTCGTTAGTCTCAACGCATTGGCGAAGGTCGGTAAAGAACCGCTCACGTTCGTCACGGATGAATTGCACGATAGCCTTGAACTCGTCACGATCAGAGAGAGATTCAATGGCTTGCTGGATAGTTGGTTTAGGTAGTGGGGTCATATTATTACTTGCGCTTCTTGATTCCAGCTTCGGACATTGCGATTGCGACCGCTTGTTTTCGATTTTTCGCCAATGGGGCTTTCTTTGGTCCTTTGGGATTCACTCCTGCATGAAGAGTTCCAGCTTTATATTCACCCATGACTTTCGCCACTTTGGCCTGTTTAGCGGCTTTTGTTTTTGGCTTTTTCATAGACTACTTGCGTTTAGCTTTCTTCTTCGGCATGCGTCCCATCTTGATTTCAATCTCGACGTAGCCTTTACCTTTTTTGCCTTTGCCGTATTCTTTCTCTTCCTTGTGGCCGCAGTCATTTGATTTGTTTTTCATAGAGTTATTTCATTGATTTGCTTCCGCTGCACTTCCATTTGCGGCGTGACAGGTTATTTGGAGAGTTCTTGTCGCTGCGCCAATCGCCTTTTATAGCATTGGATCTAGCGCAATAGGCATCGCCTTTGGAAGTCCCCGGTGAAATAGTTGCGCCCTTTTGTCCATACTTCACAGTCTTTTTACGTCCTGTCTCTGGATTAGTGACAACCTTCTTAAATCGCTTTTCGATCATTTTTAGATTTGTTTGAATGAATCAACAATCATTAAGAAACAAGCGATGAGACATGGAACAGCAAGAATCATTTCAATTTCATCAATGCTGATCATTATTTTTTATTGTTGCATTCCTTGGGTTGTAACTCCACCCATCTGAGCCGGATTTGTTCCAATCCTGCCAATCTCAGCATTCTGCATCTGTTGCATTTGGAACTGGTATTGCTCCATGTACTTCTGAAGACGACCACCAAACGCTTCGTCGGACTGTGCGCGTTGCATAATGTCCGGTTGCTGAACATACGCCTGAACCATCTGCATTGCGATCTGTGCGCCGTTGGGCTGTGCTGGAACCTCGATACCAGCGAAGATCTTGGCGAGGTCGTCAGTAACGTTCTTAGCGACCTTTTGCTGTGCCTCCTCAACTGGTTGCAGCACATAGTCCGCAAAGATTGGGTTAATGCTCGACGCGGTAAACTCAAGGAGTTTGTTGATATCGAGAACCCCGTTGCGATCAAGCTGGACAAGCGAAACCATGTTTTTGAGTTGGGTCTCAGCAGTCTCTGGGTCAGTGGTCAACGAGTCAAAGGAAACCGTGATGCTAAAGTTCTCGTCAGGATTGCCCTTGGTCATTGTTTGAGGATTCGGGTTGCCAGTAACTTGGAAGAACACTTCGTCCGGTCCCATGCGCTGATACAGCTTCCATGCCATGTTAAGCACGTCGCGGACATGATCGAGGAACTTGCCAACGTAGAATTGTTGACGAGCAACCGTAAGCGGGTTTGTAAGATCCAATCCGACAGCACGGTCTGCCTGCGCTCGCATAGACACCTCGGACTCAATGGAACCTTGATCCATTTGAGGAACTGGCCCCCACGCAATCTCGCCAAGACGACGATAAGGAACGCGACGGCCCGGACCCCAATCGGAGGGAGGGCGACCAGCAGGGTGCATCAGCGGTGGCAAGGTAGCCAACGAAGCGCGATCAATCCGGCTGTCACGCTCAGTTTTGATCTGCATTTGCGGACCACGGAGAATATCCGAGAATGTTTGCACTTCATACATCCGCTTCTGGTCATTGGCTAGTCGAGTCACAACAAACGGGTAGTCATCGTATCCATTGAGAAGCTCATGCTTTGCGTAGCCATCCGTAGTTGGGTGGAACACGGTGCAGTAGATACCTTCGCTGCCGTCCTCTTCGTCAATCAATCGCTGGTAGCCGTAAACCACCATCACCAAGTCGTTGTCATCGGTAATTGGCAAGCGCGTTTGAGTCTTCACCTTCTCACCGTCGAGATACATGGAATCTTTCCCACGAAGATTGGAAATGGCGTTATCAACCCATTTGCGGTCCCAACCCTCGTTCGTTACTTTTTTCTCAAGTTCTTGGGCCGTCAAGAACGTGCGCCAGAAGACGTAAGGAGCGCGTTGTGGGTCTGATACATAGGGTGGGAACAGCACCTCTCCATCCGGGGCACAGGAATAGACAACTGGGCAATCAACGGTTTGGCGTGGAATCGGAATTTCAGAAGTCCCTGTCTTTCGCAGTTCCCTAATTGCTTTCTTTGTCCGCTTGTTTGACAAGTCTGGAAACGCTTGCTGGATCAGCTCGATCAGCATCTCGTCATCGTTTCCATCAATAATAAGGTTCGCTAGATCGGGGGATTGTTGGGCAATTTGGTCGATGGTGACTTGTTGCAAATATGTTCTTTTTTCTCGTTTCCATCCAACATAGGAGACCATAATCCCCTTCTCTAGCAAATAGTTCGCACCCAACTCCATTTGGTTCTTGAAGTCAGGAATGTAGGTCGAGCGCATCCACTTAAGGAACGACGACACAACAGAAGCTCGCGGCATTGAAGCCATGGACGTCGGGAACGCCTTAATGTGGCTACGCTGAAGAGCTTGGTCAAACAAGGACACATACATGTCAATGCGCTCGCCAACAACGTTGACCTCCTGATCGGAAGCACCTTGCCACGGAAACGCGTTGGCCCCGTTCTTACGAAGATCGTCAGACTTGCCGTCCCAGATGTTGCGGCGGTCATTATAAGACCTCAGGCAAGACTCAAAATAGTATTCAAGATCAATGAGGCAGGTATCATACGCATCAATAAGCGCGTTGACGTCCGGTTCTTTGTCGGCGTAAATAAGAGACTCGTCCTCTAGTTCGTGTAATTCAATCATAATGCGTATTCGTAATAGTCTTCGGGGTCAGCTGATACTAGGCACACTTTAATGCGTTTGCCAACAAGTTTATTTGATAAGCGTGCCGGACATTTCACCGGAACGGCTAATCCATCCATACGCACAATGACCCAGCTTGGGTTGTTGCAAACACGCATAACAATGAAATCCTCATCAATTTGCTGTTCAACAAGGCTGTTAATGCTGCATAAAGACTCATCAATGATGATGGTCTTCTTAGCCGGGCGACCACGTTTGGCTGCTTTCTTAGGTGTCGGTGGATTCATTTGGAAGTGTTTTCTGAAAGTCTTTAATGACTGATTGTAAAATATCTAGTTCTTGGGTGATTCTTTTGGTGCTTCCAAGCTTCTCGTCTCTTGCTCTGCGGAAGTAAGCCTCTTTCAGAACGTCTAGGACAAACCCCTTCGCAGTCAATGGTTTAGGCTCGGTTTCCATAATTAGTATCCTCCAGACCCATGAGTTGTAACAAATGACTGGTTATTGTCAACATGATCGAGATTAGCAATCGCGGCGTAACGGCAAACATCGATAGGATCTTTCCACGCTTCCTTAAGTCCACCCTCGCCAGTGTATTCGCTAAGTGCCTGAATTATGTTCTCACAGTCCGAGCTTACATAGAACCTTGGGCGATTCACAGAGTCTAGTGGTTTGCTTGTGTCCCATGACATTTTGCCTATAAGTGCTTGCAATCCGTCGTCAATATCGAGTCCGGGGGCGGGAATACACACCATGCCGGATTCGTTTAAGTCCTCGATAATTGAAGATGATCCGTCTTGCGCTTGATACTTTGCTGCTCCAAGACGCGGGTCGATCAATCGTTCAAAGATTTCCTCGTCGCCTTCCATCTCTTGTATAGCCTCAATATAGTCACGGATACCAAAACCTTGCCCCTTGGCTCCCGGCCCCGGCATCCACTTGCCGCTTTTCCATTCCGCCCAGTCACCAACGTCAACTCCCGGCCACTCACGGTAAACCCAGAATGTTCCGCTTTCGTCAATCGCAATCCAGCACATGAACCAGTTCTTTGCTCCAGCAGGGTCAATAATATGGTAGCGCGTAATGTTTTTGGTTGGAATAGTGTCGGGGGAGACCACGTTGACAACCTTGTTGAACTTAGGGAATTTAGTCGCATGGGACTTCATTGGCACTCCATAGGCGCGAATGAGGATTTCCTCCCGCGTGCGTCCTGCCAGCGTTTCCTTGATTCGGTCGTATCCGCCAAAAGCATTGTCCTGAGAGTGGAAGTAATGCACTGACGCATTGAGCCTCTTGGACTTCTGGACGTATGGAACCAGCTCACCATTAAGTAGTTCTGCTGGGCGAGACTCAATGGTTGTCGCTCCATCAAGATACTCCTTAATAACCTCCGTCCACCCGTCAATCGGAGTGAATGTCACAAGCAACTTTGAGTTCCGCGTAGCTAGTCGAAACCTGAGCGTATTGATTAACTCTGGCCCCAAAAGATATTCATCGAGCCACACTCCAATGTTATGCCACACAGCATTCTTAGATCCAAGTTCCGCGCCTTCCAGAATCGTCGGGTTATTCTGATACTGAGAATATGTCTTGAAGATGATCTGTGAACCGTTTGGAAGGATTAGCGACGAGTCCGTAAACCCGGTCTTCTTCTTGTAGGAAATGTAAGTATTTGCGCTAGTCTGCTTGGTTTTGAGGTTCTCTGGCAACCAGTCCCACACGGCACTTTGTTGCTGGCGAATGCTGACCTCGGAAGTCTGAGCAAAGCAGAAGATTTCCGACTTAGGATTCTCAATGGCAGCACGGACAACTGAAAATGCTCCCCATTGCGTCTTGCCGCTCCGGTTGCCTCCTAGCGCAAGGATCTCGTTTACCTCAAACAGTTGCTCTTCAGCCTTGCCCCAGTGCGGAAGGCGGAAGCCGTAGTGATACGGGTCTTTCTCAGCGTTCTCAATCGCCTCATGATAAACCGAGTGAAGCCCGATCAACTCGTCAGGCTCCATTTGCACCATCTCCTCATCGGTTGGTGGCGTCAGGATTGCGTGCTTTTTCCAGATCATAGAATCTCCGCTTCGATTGCGTCTTCCTTGATCTTGCTGGCAATTCGCGCCTTGGCGTCAAAGATCATCTTGGCAGCGTCATCAAGACTAGCCCCCTTGCGGTGTTCCACGATTGAAGATGCCATGCCCGTAAGTTGTGCTGCCTTGTCAGTAAGGATACCTACCGTCACCGCCAGCTTGTCAGGACTGATCTTGGCAAGCTCCTCTGGATTATCAAACAGTTGTTGGGAACGCTCAAAGAGCAAATCGGTGTAATCCTGAGCTGCGATTGCGTATCGCATCGAGAACTCCTTGCGCTTTGTCTCCAGCGTGTCGTTATGACGCCATTGTAGGCCCCTGATGGTCTCTCTGCCAAGTCCTGTCTTCTTCTGGATGTCAGTTATCCTCGCTCCTTGTGCGGCTAGCCACAGGGCCATTGCAGCCTTGTTTGGGGCATAGTGCTCGACGCAGTTGCCGGGAGAAAGCTTTGCACGTTCCTTGACCTCAAGAAACCACGCGGACTTGTCTTCTCGCTCGTCAACGTAATCTGCCTTTAGCTTCTCGTTGGGATTATCATTCATAGTGTCGCCTGATAAACATCAAACACCAGTCTTACTTTAACTGCAAGTTTTCTTTTTTATCAAACTCTCTAAGTGCGTTTTGTAATTCAGCAGAGAACTCGGGATCGCTTGATGCTTGGTTAGCCAGAGCGGTAATCCCCTGCCTTGTTGTAAAAGCGTTTTTGAACATTTTAACGTAGGCATCGTTAACATCACCCGGCGAAGCGTTTCTAGCAAGAGATCTTTTCAATCCATACCGATCACTTCCAGTTGAAAGCATTGCTGCTAAATAACGATTCTTTCCAGCAGAAAGAATTGGTGCAATAGGGAGGATAAAGGTCGTCCCTGTCTCCCCTCTAATTGTTCTAAGCCCACTGGATTTTGCGGAAATGTCAGCTATGGTGTTTCCCTCATAAACCTTGGCCAAATCATAAATGAACTGAGCGTCTGATTCACCAAGCACGGTTTCTAGTTTCTGAGCAAATTGAGACTTTCCGGTTGGTGCTTCCCAATCAGCGAGAAACTTTCTAGCGTCAAATAAAGGAGTGTATGGCGCACCAGCAGAAGGATCTCCTCCGGGATATTCATCAAGTAGGTTCCTCATAAAATCTCCTTTAAAAAGATTTCTTGATTCTGGTGAAGATTGGTTGAGCTTCACCATTGTAGTTTTTGTTTCTCCAATAGTTGTTCCTTTTGAAAGGATTGATTTAGAAAGCAAGTCCGGGTCAATATTTTTAAAGTTTCCTTTTTGAGCCGCTTTGAATATTGAAGACCTTACTAATTCTTGATCTTGTTTTTCTAAGGCCGTTCTTTTAATAATCCCGTTGGCCACTTCATCTCTTGCGTCTTGGCTTAGCGCGGAAGAGAAAGCATTTAGGTCCGTAAGCGTCATCTCAGGAACATTTGCCGACTTAAGTGCTTTAAGTTTATTGTTTAAGCTGTCAAGACCCTTAGCTGCCAAGTTTGACTTGTCGCCATAAAGCGAATCAAGCATTCCTTGGTCGTAATCAAGACGAGCGACACCTTTGTTGCTCCCCATCCCAAGGTCGTTAAGATATTGAAGGCGCATCATTTCCTGCATTTTATTAGTAATTCCCACTTGAGTGGGATCAGCTAATTCAAGCTCTTTTGCTGCTCGCAAAATACGGTTAATCGTAAATGGTTCTTTCATGACAGAACTCACGATATTTCTTGGTGTTGTCGCTTGTTCTCCAACAACTTCCTTTAAAATTCCACCAAGCATGTTTCCTTCAAAAGCACTTCTTGCCTGAACCAATTCAGTTGCTTTTTGAAATTCATCACCAAGATTCTTAACAGTTCCATCTTGAGCGGTTGCATTAAAATTACGATAAATTCCCCTTCTTAATTCTGATAGCTCGGTAGAAACACCGGCACCAAAAGCATCTTTTGTTGTGCCTCCAACTGCATTAACTGGTCGAGCATCATTAAACGCTCGGATATAAGCATCAAAAGCTTTAAAATCTAAAGGCTTGTTTACACCTTCAAGCCTTTTAATTTCATTAATCAAATCTTGCCTTCCTCCTTGGCTTTTTGTTTGCGCCAATTCAACCTGAGCTAAAGCAATAAGTTCAGGAGCATCTCTTACTTCTTTCAACCTGTTTTCCACTGAGTTTACAGCAGCCTCATCAAATGCGCCTCCAGCATTGATTCTTGATTTAATTTCAGGAAGAATATCAATTAGTTCTCTTGCTTCCATTTGAAATCCAGCTTGATTAGCAACATCAGCTAATACTTCATACTGCTCTTTTGTTGATTTTTTTGCTTGGTTTTCTGCTGATTCAATAGTGCCTCTTATAAATCCACCTAAATCGTCCACATTTGCTTTTGATCGAGGCTTTAGAATTTTGCTTACGGCGTCATCAATAAGGTTAACGTTTGTCCGAGTTGTTTGAGAAATGCTGTTTTTAAGCGCGTCTCTTTGACTTCCTAGGTTTACAGCGATGGCTTTAAAATCATTTGCTGTGGCAGGAATGCTCCCTTTTAATCCTTCGAAAAGAGTGCGAATGCTTTCCTGCGCCTTTCTCATATTACTGGCAATTCCAGATCCCGGGAATTGACCGCTTAGTTCTTGAGCCGTTTCAAGCCCTTGTTTGCCGAACTGCGCTCCAGCCGGAACAGCGGACGGTGAAAGATTTAGCCTTTTGACTGATTTTTCGTAAGTCTTAAGAAACTCATTCTTAAAGTTGCTTGGTGTTCTCGCTGCAATTACTGATGCCGGAATCACATCAATTCCAAGTCCAAGTGCCGTTCCAATAGCCGCTTCCGTTCCACGCCTCAAAATGCTTTCACCCACGCTTTGTGGCATGTCTAGCGCGGCTCTAGTTATATAGTCTGCAACGGGTCCAAGTGTGGCTCTTGTTGCTCCACCAGCAAGGGTTGCTGTGACTGGACTTTTAGTTGCGGCCAGCGTTCCTAATGTGGCTCCAATTTCAGCAACAGCAAGCGGAGCCTCAACAGCAAGCATTCCTGCCGTTCCCGCAACACCTTTGTCGAGTGTTGTGAAACTTGTTCCGTCTTGATTTTTTATCAAATATTCGGTGTTGCCGCCAACACTAATTGGAACAATGTTTGAATCTGGATAGCTTTTTTTTAAGTATTGGAGTTCTGACTCGGGAGTCGGCAATGCTCCAACACCCGCCCTGACTCCGGCTGGTAGTTGCTCGGCCATACGGCCACCTTCAGCAACGGGAGCGTTGTAAAGTTGGCCGATAACCTCGCGTTGCCTTGCCTTAAGTTCTTCGGCAGATGGTTGATCTGTAATCACAGGGGGGACATTATATCCACCACCACCCAAACCTATATAATTAGGCGCGTAGGAAGGGCGAGCTTCAAGTTCTTTTGTGAGCTTGCGAACCTCTTCCAGCTTTGGTTTTTCTTCTTGTTCTTGAAGTAAAGAAAATTGGGTTTCAAGAAATCCTTCTCGCTCCTTTATTGCTCTTAAATCACTAATTAACGAGTCAAATTCTTTTTTATTGCCGGAAGCTTTTGCCGCGTCAAGCTTCTTGTCAATTACTTGGCCAACTTGAAATATTTTTTGGATTTCCGATTCGATTTCAGCTTTGGTTTTTTTTGCTTCACTCATTGGATTCCGTGTTTGTTGTAAATTTCATTCATCCCACCAACTTCTTTTGGACCAATCGTTTCCGAGTTTCTGAATTTCTGCACTTCGTCATCAATGTCAAATGCTGATTTTTTAGCCCTCATGCCATTTGATATGATTGCTTCAACTTTCGCAGCTTTGTCGGCGGCTTTACGAAGAAACTCGACAATTTTTTTGTTACCCTCAACAGAGGTGCCAATACTTGGGGCAAGAACCTCGGTAAAATATTGCATTTCCTTATCTGAAATTGCACCTTTTGTAAGGTTGATAAATCCAAGAGCAACATTGCCAGAAGCTGCCTTGAACGCCTCTTGATCTGATACGTCTTGCCCAAATATTCTCTTGCCCTGCATAAGCACATTTTGTGCAAACCCCGTGTTTACACCTTCATCAAGAAGTTTTGAGATTTCTTCAATCTTTGAAAGCTGAGACGCAACTTGTGCTGCTCCGGCTTTAGTTTCAAGCAGCGATTTGTCAATTGCAGTTTCCCTTTGCTGTTGAGGGTCGTCTCCAGTATTCACTCTTACAAGCGGCTCCCTGTTGACCTTCCGCGATCTTGGGGTTAACCCACTCGTTGCCCCACCACTGGTAAGATCAACAGCCTTTTGAATTGCGACCGGATCTCTAGGCTGAGGAATCGGAGTGTAGGTTGGGCCGGATAGTTCATTAATAGTTTGGCTGACGGGCGTCTCTGCGCCAACTGGAGCTGCTCCGTCTGGAAGCGGCGTTCCAGCAACAGCCACGCCATCAGGATAGGCCGCTCCTCCAGCATCCACTACCGCCTGTTGTTGGGCTGATAATTCTGGAGCCAAATCAGGAAGAACCTCCCCAGTGTCAGTTGGAATATTGCCTCCATATTGCGGAAGCGGCGGAAGTCCATTGGTGTCATCCGGCATGGTGGTTTCTTCCAGTGGTTTTCCGGCTACATACCCATCAAAATCAACAATCCTTAATTTGCTTTTGGAATCATAAACATTTCCATAGGCGTCGCTCAACACATCAATAGCATCATCTGGACCAAGTGTTATTGTTCTCGGCTTTAACTTGGTTGGCTCATTTGCCTTGGCTTCCAACTCGGCTCGCTTTATCAATGCAGATTGAACTCCCTGTCCCTCTTCAATATCAAGTTGCCTTTTCTTGAGACCGAATTCAGCATCCGCCTGCATCTGCTTTGTTCCCATGTTAATTAGTCCAGCGACAGACTCAGCAATGTCAGCACGTTCATTCAGGGAAACATTCTCATCTTTGATTTGGTCGCGCACACCTTGAAGTGTAGGGGCAAGTTCAGGAAATAGCTTTAAAGCAGCGTCAATCTGAATGTCGCTTTGCTTGATTAGCTTTTTCTTCTCGCCTTGTTGCTTGAAGTAGTCAGTAACCTGACCAATTCCTTGTGCAACACCTTGCGCTCCAGCCATAGATTGCTCACGCGCTGCCGCAACAGACCCAGAATAATCTGGAGCTTGATACGGGATTGTTCTTACGTCTCCTCCGAATAGTGCCATAATTTTAGTTGTTGTTATCCAAGCTGGAGCCCGCCGCCATAGTATCCCTGAGAGTTCACTGCCCCCGGAGAGTTGTTCATGCCACCATAATTCCTATTAGCATACGCTTGACCAAGTTGGCCAACACTGCTTCCAAGACTACTCCACATTTGAGCTTTTGCTTGTTGGTTTGCAGCGTTGATTTGGTAATTTGCTTGGTTCGATTGATTCTGCGCTCCGGCTTGTTGTTGGGCCATATTAAGCGGCATGTTGAAATCAAATCCACCAGCGGCTTCAGGCCCAAGGGTTAAAGCAGTGCGAAGATCCTGTTGCCCAGCACCATACGACAATGGAGCAGTGCGAAGAGCTTGAAGTCCCGGATTGGTGTAAAATTCCCCAGCTTGGGAATATGCGCGTTGTCCAGCTTGTGCGGCTTCAGCACGCTTGCGAGCCATAACATCCTCACGCCCCATTGCTTCGCTTACAATGCCTAGGTTGCCACCAAGTCGTCCAGATGCTTGGAAACCCTCACGCGCTTGCTGCTCGTATCCACGACGTTCTTCCGGAGTTACTCCTTGTGCCGATGCCCTAGCTCGTTCTGCCTCTTGGGAAGACGCTTGAACTGCGGCTGCTTGTTCTGGAGAGAGTGCTTGCATCAAGCCTCGTGTCATCCCTGCCTGACCGGTCATTTGGCCAAGCTCTTCAGCACGAAGTTGCTCTAAGGTTTTTCCTGCTTGTTGCGAAGTGCTTAGCTGAAGTCCTTGGAAGCCCGGTTGACCGTTAACACCACCAAGGAATTGCCCGGTTTCACCAAACATTTGGCCCATGAGTTGAGGGCCGAATTTGTTTTGAAGCTCGAGAAAGCCGGGTATGTATTCTGGATAGTAATTAAGAAGCCCTGTTGCCTGACGGCCAACTAAAGTTTTTCCTTTATTGCGTCCTTTTCTTTCTGTGTGGAAAATATCAACCGGCGGTGGTGCTTTACCGGCTTTTCCTGCTTGACTTGCTCCGTAGATGGACGCTCCTGCACCGACTGCCGCCGATCCTATTCCTACTGCTACCAAAGACATTAGCTCAACTCACCTCCGGAGTCGTTAATTGTGTTTTCCGTATAAGTTTCCATTATTTTAATTCCTTCTTGCTCGTATCTATCTTTCTTCCACGAATTGACTCTTTCGTCATCCTTGTTGAAAAGTGGGTTTTTATTTGGATGCGTCAAATATTCAACCATCTCATCAGGATCGCTGATATTCTCTGGGTTAGCGTGGAACGTTAGCCAAGTTGTATCTTCGTGAATGTAAAGAACTCTTTTTGTTCCAGCTTCAGTGACACCGACAAATGGAGCTTCATATTCTACGACTCCCGCCTGATCCATGACGCGCAACCTCCCAGACGCAATCACAAAAGGATGATTTGTTTTGTGCTTCATGCTTGTAAGCAATGATCCTGCTGGCATAAATATCTTTCGAATATACATGCCGGGAAGAAACAAATGTTCCGTAGGGAAGTAGCCGTCTGGCATTTGAGCAAGCTGATACTCAAGCCGTTCGACATCAGATGCGGAGGCAATCTCTTCAGCAGACGGAACTTTAGAAACAAATAGCTCTTGCTTGTCGCTTGATTCTTCTGTTTTTTCTAATTGTTCATCCATATATTTTATTGCCTATCCTAAGTTTGCGTTCATTAGGAGCAATTCTGATTCATCCCACAAACATCACGTTTACCACGGGCACGGCGATTACGCTTCCATTTGTAGAGTTAGCTACGTAAATATCACAAGATTGTGCAGTTGTTGCTGTCGAGACATTTCCTCCAACAAGTCCAATTACATCAGACCCAGTCCAGTTGGCAAATCCAGATCGCGAATAGTTGGCATCTGGAAGAGCGGTTGTAAAATTAACAGCATATTGACCAGTCCCCAATGTGCTGACCGAGTTGACGTTTCCCGATCCGCGGATCTGCCTTAAGCTGAAGGTGATTCCAGTGTTAAGAGCTGTTGTGGCAACTGTTGTAATAGTGAATGTTTTTGGACCAGTTACAGTAACCACATAGGTCCCAACAACAACGCCAGTAAGAGCATGAAGTTTATTGCCTGTTATTAAGTTATGGTTATTTGTTGTTGTGATAGTAGCAGTAGTGCTTGCTGCCACCCGAACCACAGTAGAAGTTCCTCCAGCAAACGTTCCTGCAACAGTTCCGTCAAAGTTAACCCATGCCCTAACCCCGTAAATAGGGGCAGTTCCCGTCTGCGCTCCACTCAACTTTGATGCGGTGATGTTTGCGTCAAGAATCTTGTCGGTAGTTACGTTGGCGTCTAGAATATTAGCCGTGGTGACAACATTGGCGTCAAGTGTGGCAACACCGCTGGCAACCGTGAATGCACCAAAGTCAGAGTTTGACAGTTTGGCTGGAGTAACGTTTGCATCGAGGATTGCAGTTGTTGTGACCGCATTTGAACCAATCTCGTTCGAGGTGATTCCACCGGCCCTAACAAACAATTTCCCAGAAGTGACAGCAAGGGTATCGCCAATAATGGCAGTGGCCGTCATCAGGCTTTGATCGAGGATATTATTCATCTTCGCGCTAGTGATTACGTCAGTAGCCGTGAAGGTGTTGGTTGTGTCGATTGCTCCCATACTTTATCTTTGTGAAATGATTTGTCTGTTGGTGACAGAACCAGCCACCTTTACTGAGTTGACCTTGGGTGATCCGATAGTCCTTGTCAAGATCATTGTTCCGGTAAAGCCCCTAATGCCGCCTAACCTACACCTGATGCTTGCCGTTTCAGCTTCAGTAATTGTGGTGGGGGTAAGTAACCCACCAAGCAGGTCGGTAGTCGTGCCTATGGATTGAGCATCATCTGGATCTTCCGCTGCAAACGCAATATCATATTCCGAGTTCTGGCCGGGAATAGACTGGATGTTTACCTGTGCGTCGGTAAATCGCTTGCGTTCCATCGTCCCGAGGTCGTAACCTCTCGTCGTAAGTGACGCGTCAATTGCCGGAGAAACAACGGCAGCGGAGTTATCTACGTTCAGGGTGTCATTGGAGCTTTCAGATGCCTCAAGTTGATGCAGTCCTCCATTGGAAGTCACAACGTAGATGTTGTTTCTCTCGCTTGCGCTGCCAATCACGAAGTCTTTAATCAGGAATCGAGAGTCTCCAAAGGTGTCTAGTGATTCCCAGCCTTTATTCAGGAAGTTATACACCAAAATAGCGTTGTTTCCGTATGCGTCACCAGCACCACGGACAGAATCAAGTGGAACGGCAAGGTAATACCTATTCTCAAACAAGATTCCTACTGCTTTATCCGCATAGTCAGCGTTGATCCGGTCAATATACGGCTGAATGTTCTTGGAAAGCGGTTCTTCAGTGCCTCGCAGGTTGTAATCGTTAAGGAACTCAATCCCATACACGCCATCGTCAGACAAAAACAGCATTGCATTGCCGCGCATGACAACAGACTTGCGAGCTAGGCATCCAATCTCAGATGTAAGTTCCTTGACGGTGACGTCTAAAAGCCCTCCCAGCGTCCCCTTGACCAAATGAAGGCTATTCCTATTCAGGACAACCAATCCGTCGTCGTAAAACCCGTGCATCGCAACCACATAGTCGGCTGTTCCGCCACTTACTCGGAATTGGTTCTCGATCTGGTCAAACGTAGTAGTATCCAGAATATCTGATACGGATATTTCATCGGTAATCTTGCGGCTAGTGTATGTCACGTTGTTATACGCGCCAGATTGATCGTAATAGAACGGAACCCACAGCCTACGCTGGAAATGAACTCCCCAAGGCGCACCGGGCTGGTGCATAAAGCCGCCACCTACGCTGAACCTGCCACCAAACTCAAAAATGTCTGTGCTTGACGAGCTGTAATCGCCAACTGGAGCATACCATGCAATCGTCGTTGTGGTTGCCGACACAACTTGGTATTCTTTCCCAACCATTTCAGCAAAATCAACAGTTTCCGCTTGCCGAACAACAATAATGTCGCCTTGTTTGATTGTTACGTTGCCAGCAACTGTCGCAGTTACCAATCCGCTTGCAATATCTACATCCTTTGCATCAATGTTGAAAGTTTGTGGCTGGGTGTAAGCTCCACCGGGAGACAGCGTAAACCCATCTGTAACCGTAGCAACCGCAACGCCAAATGTAGTGCTTGTCGAAATGCCCGCAGCCAAAAAGGTAAACGTGTCTTGGCCAGTTACCGTGGCAACTGTGTATGTCCCGTTTGGAGGTGTTCCGGTAGTAAGCCCCGCGACAGTAATCGAGGTTCCCACTACTAGCCCGTGTTCACGCAGATTCACCGTAACAACGGTGTTTGGACTCGCCGTGGCGTTTGAACTTGCGGAAATGACTGGCCTTCCGTTTGGATACCACTCCAAGGCTTGTTG